ATCTGGATGGAAGCACAGCCGCGACGGTGTTCGAGCGCTTGATCAACGAGGGAATTACCCCGTTGCATCAAGCTCTTGCTCAGCGGGACCAAGCCCTTGCGCAGATGTATAAAGAGCATAAAGCCATGCGCGAAGGATTGGGCCAGCACACCACCAAAACGGCAGAAGCCGATCTGACCCAGCGTTTTTCCAAGATGCGGGACGAGCATGGGTTACCCGACGAAGAGTGGGCCAATCAATACCTGCAAGACGTGTGGTATTCACACGAGGGTGCTGGGCTTGCGAACGAATATCCTGAAATGGTGCGTGCCCGATTGGAGGCCGTCCGGAACGGGATACGGAACATGGATCGCGCGACTGTCCAGAAGGCCAAAGCGTCTCCCTTTCCTGGCAAGGGTGGGGAGGTGGCTATCACGGATGGGAAAACCGGCGGGTATAAAACCCCACAAGACCGGGCGGATGAACTGTGGCCGATGCTGAATCCGGGCCAGACCGAATAGATCCCCCTTTGCTGTTGGAGGCACGACTCCTATGGCAAGCACCACTGATGTTATTGAGGCCCTGAAATATACCTACGGGTCAGATCAGGTCCTCTATTTACTCAATCAGGAAGTCGTCACCTGGAATCTGTTCCAGAAGATCAAGAAGCCGATGGCTGGTCGAGGGCAGTTCATTATGCCCATCATGACCAAGAATCCTGGGTCCTGGACGGGCTTGGCGGAAGGCGGCACGCTTCCCTCCAATCTCAACCCGGACACCGCTGAAGCGACCTGGGCGCTGCAAGAATTTGCAGGGCTTTATAACATGTCGTGGAAGCTGTTACAGGATGCGCGCAACTCCAAGTTTGCGTTCCAAACGGCCTTGAAGATGCTGGAACAGGGCTTCAGGCGGCGGGTTCTACGACTCATCAACGGGGACCTCATCTCTGACGGGCTGGGGAAACTGGGGATCATGCCTGCGGCGGATAACCAGACCACGATTACGGTGAACGCCCTTCCGGGGGTGGACATCGGCATGGTCGTGGACCTGATAGACGCCTCGGACAATGATGCTGACCTGGCGGCCTCACGGACCGTCAGTGCCGTCGACCCGATCAATCGAACCGTCACGATCAGTGGATCAGCCCCCAGTGGCACCGCCGCCGGAGACTTCTTCTGTGTCGAGAACTCGACGAAATCCGGGGCGATCTATCACACCAACGGTATTCTGGGTGTGATTGATGATGGCAATCCTGGCAACGGGAACTTTGGCAACATCAACCGCTCAACCTCGGGGAATGAATACTGGCAATCGGTCGTGCTGTCGAACAGCGGCACTAACCGGGCGCTGACCGAGGATCTCATGATGCAGCTCGAAGACGCTGTCCGTGAGAAGGGCGGAGCCAAGCTCAATGCCTATGTGTCTAATCTGGCCATCGTTCGGCGCTATCACGAACTCCTGCGTGAGGATACTTACTTCGCCATGAGTTCCCCAAAAGCGTTTGGTGGGCAGGTTGGTGTGGGTCGTGACGGCGGGGCCCAGCAAAAGGGGAAAGACGGCGGCGACGGTGGCACCATTTACCGTTTCTCCGGCCAACCCTGGCATGTGGACCCCTATTTCGCAGCCAACACCATCATCGGACTCGACAAGTCGCATTTCTTCCTGGGACATGGGGAGAATGAGACACCGCGTCCAGTGTCGGAAATCTTTGATGGGACGCCCTTCTTCCGGCAGACCACGGCGACTACCTTTGAGGTGGCGTGGTACTGGCAGGGGCAGTTGCTGAGTGACAACCCAGCGGCTGGGGCCAAGATCGAAGACATCGCAGAATCGTAAACTGAGTAGGTGGGGGGAGGGGCTTCGGTCCCTCCTCTGTCACTTCGCCAGGAGGATGTTATGGGTATCAAAGCTATTGCACGACTCGCACCGGTCCATATTCCCTACACCATTTCAGCTGGGGAAGCGGCAGACTGCCAGATTTTTGTGGCCGACCAGGATTACCAGATCATGGACGTGCGGGAAACACACAGTATTGTTGGGGCGGGCAGCAGCACCCTGGATGTTGGGATCTCGGCTTCAGGTACAGCGGCAGCCAGTCTGACCACGGCCTTGAGCTCGGCCTTTGCCTTGGACAGCACGGTAGATACGCCAGTCCAGGCCACCCTGACCTCGACACTGGCCAATCGCAAGATGGACAAGGGGGAACAAATCTCCCTGAACTTTACGGGGACCGTCTCGGCCTATGAAGGGGCGGTGCATATCGTCCTCAAGCCGATACGGACCAACTACACCTACTAAGGAGGCACATGGAGGTTTTTGATCCGGTCAAGTACTCATTGGAAGAGAACGCGTTCTTTCTGGGCCATCTGGGGGAATCCCCGGTAGTCGCCTTGAAGGATGCCCTTCCACAGGGGGTGGCTCCTGCGGCTGTGCGAGAAGTCCTCGGCACAATCTACGATCTGGAGGAACTCCAGAAGCATCGTGGGACGGCCTGGGTCGGTACAGCCTCGGTTTTGGCCTCGATCGAAATCTATTTACGGGAAATGGCCAAATGGGACCAGCTGTGTAAAGAAGGGGCCCCACGGTTCCCGACCATGCACGCCTGGGACGGCAAGGGTCGTCCACATCGGGGCGGGGTGGGATCTGATTCAGGGCAGGTGGTAACCTACCTGGATGATAACGGGAAACGTCAGCGGTTGGCGCTTGATCTGAAGGGATCTCCCATCAAGACGTTCCATCCTGACTGGGTCAAGCCCGAAGCCCCCTTACCGGATGACTGCACGATTGATTCCGATGAGGGCATCATTACGTGCCCAGTCGATGGGTGGTCGACCAACTTCAAACCTGATTCACGTTCCTCATTCAACATGGCCCGTGCCCGGGTGGCTCGACACTGTAAGTCGAGTACGAATGATCGTGTGCGTGAGTTTGGTGCGAAAGTGTTTGGCTGACATGCTGCAGCAGCGGCCTACCCAGGACGGGATTGCGCTCACACCGGCTCGTCCGACGCCGCCGCCGATTGAAACCACGCTGCAATACTGGCATCCGAACCGGTTTGGGGTCCGCTATGCCCCGGCCGCGTTTCGGGCCACGCTGCAGGCCCTGCATTCCGACCTCGACATTACCTGGCACCCCATCAGCGAACGCTGGCTGGTGTGGTACAAGCGCCCACGCATTCAGCACCAGCTGTGTGCCGGGTGGTTGTTGCTCATGGTCGTTGAGGACTCGGCACACCGGTATGTGCCCCTAGATGAGCGGGTGTTTGCTGCGGTCTATGAGCAGAGTGGGTTCAAGTGGGGGAATGGGAAGCAGTACTGGGCCCGGATTGAAGATGAGGCCCAACGGGAGCGTGACAGCTCGGACGCCCAGCGGGAGCAGCACATCGAGGATGTGGGCTCTGCCCAGTGGGACCATACCAAGATTCAGATCAGCATGTGTGGCCCCTCAAGTGGCAGTAAATTCGTGAACCATCACGCAGGAGACTAAATGGGATTTCCCTGGCGTAAACTCGGCGGCGTGTTAAAAGGCTTGTTGCCGTTCGTGCCTCTGGTGGGGGGACCGGCAGGGGCGCTGCTCAAGGCCATCTCCACTTCGGTGTTGGTTATTGAGGACGTGGTCATCGACCAGCCCAGCGCCACCAAGCGGCAGCGGGCCATTGACCTGGTCGGCACCATGCTGGTCATTGCCGAGGACGCCACCAATCGGGATCTCTTGCAGAACGAAACCCTGACCCATGCGGTGGGGGCGGTGATTGATGCCGAGGTCGCGCTTCGCAACGCGCATGCGGCCCTTGAAGCGGTCGTGCATGACATTCAGGGGCGCACCAGCGAGGGCTAAATGGCCACAGGGCAATCCATTCTGGACTTGATGGAAGTCATGGACCGGGGGTTGGCACTCCAGTCCGGGGAAACCGGGGTGACCTTGGGTCTGCGGGCCGTCAACGCCGCCCAGGACTTCTTTGAGTCCCTCTTGGCGCAGCAGCCTAACGTCATGGGGTCGTCGGTGGGGACAGTGACCACCACAGCCGATACCGAGGCCACGACGTTTCCTAGCGGCCTGCTCCGTATCGATCGTCTCCAGTTTATTAACCCAGACACCAGTCGTCCGTCGTGGGACCTGGATCGGGTTGGGCCGGTGGGGGATTACTTCCGGTCGAGCTTGATGGGGCCGACGCTGCAATATGGGGTCACTACCACAGGGCGGCCAGTACGCTATTGGACCAACGGCGCGAATTTCTACTGGGACCCGCTGCCCGATGCCACGCACACGGTGCGCTATTACGGCTTCACGGCAGCCGATGACCTTGTAGCAGGCGGCACCTTCGCCTATCCCGACATTGCCCTCATGCCTATGGCCACGTATGCCACAAAGCTTATGCGGGTCGGGAAGGATGATGATGTGGCTGGGGTCACGTCCATGCTGGGAGAAATCTTCACCTCGGTCATCGAGGCCCTGACACGCTTCAACCGCGACCGGGCCCCTGGCTACGACTACCGCTATTACCACACAGAATAGGAGGGCTTCATGGCCCGAGGACAGTTTCAGACGCAATCTAGTATTAGTTCCGACACGGACACGTCACTCATTGCGGCCCCAGGAAGTGGCCAGCGGATTGTGGTGCTGTGGTGGTCGATTGATGTGGCGGCGGCAGGGACAGGGTCCTTGTTGCGCCT